GAGTGAAAGGAGGTGAACATTAGGCAAGCCTCAAGAAAGCAGATGTTGCAGTTATTGGAGGAAATTTAACCTCAAGATTCTGATTCACGGCCGTCTTCTCTCCAGCAAAATCCACCACACAGACCGCAGGATTGCCCGCTGCCGTGTCGTTGTAGATCAAAGCACCAAAAGGAGAGAAATCCACACCCGTAAACAAGAGATCCACGAAGGAGATTAGGACAATACCACTAGAAAGAACAGGCTCTAATGAGACCAAAGCGCCACCCCCAACCGCGTAACTTCCCGAAGCAGGCATCTCATTGGCAGACGTATAGGCGGTGGTGGCAGCCGTGAACGTGGCATTGTTGTCATACAAGGCCAGCTTGAACGTGTCACCGCCTGGACCAAAGGTATGCACCCCTTCAGCCAGTTGCTTTTTGAAGGAATTACAGACGAAATTTCCAGTAAAGGCCATCGCTTAAGGCCCCGGTGAAGCAGACTTGAGTTGCACCCGAATCATCCCGTCTCTGTACTCGTCACGACGACGACGGCCAACCTGCTCAACACCCACTCCGTCAACGGCCTGCTTGTAGCTGTTCTCGAAGTACTGCAACATCTCCGGAGGTCCCTTAGTGTAGCTGTAAGCCTGTATCAAGCAGGCATACAAAAGAACCTCAGGAGCGTTTGTGCTGATCCAGGTCGTCGGCGTGGCCGGGGAAAGCTGCGGCGGCCGGTAAATATAGCCCATCTGCACCTGATAGTTTTCATCCGGAGTCGGGGCCACAGAAAAGGTGTTCTGATCCCAGACAGAGTAGTACTTTGGAACGCCTTCTTCCGTGTAATCTGGCCAGTACTCTCGCATAAATGACTGGTCCCTGAAGTCCAAAAAGATACGATCATCACCCACGACGACCATGAGATACCGGTGCGTGAGAATTCCCGAAGGAGCCCCTAAGAAGCGATTTCCCGCAGTTAAATTGCCCGTATCTTCCAGCTTGAACACATCTAGGTCAATATCCCTGAGAATGCGGTTCTCGGCCATCGTGATAAACGTGTTGATGACAGAGTTAGAAAAGACATTGGCGTCTACCTCTGTGTAGTTCCGGATGTTCGTCACAAGCTCGTCGTAGGTCATGAAATCACCACGGATACTGGGTTAATTAGGGTTTTTACGAACAACGGGTTGTTCAACGTGTCAGGCTGCATGTTATTCGTATTATCCGCGCTTCCAATGCTTTGGAAAGCCGAAAAGCCGGGTGTGCCAACAAACACGGTCACTGGCTCCGTGCGGTCTGGCCGAGGATCCCGCAGTGCAATAGAGTCCCCCGTAAAACGCAACGGGAACAGCTGAGGCTCTTTTGGCTCATAGTCATCAGGACAGACCATGAACCCACGCCAGTTCTTCCTAAGCGTTAGGTACGGATACCGCTGGCCACAGTAGTCACATAGGCCGTAGGAGAATTTGCCTGTCGCAAAGGCCATCACTGGTCCCCATAATCAGGCACAAAAGAAACACTGGCCGTGTCTCGGTCTTCCATGGCCGCCCGGTTGAAGTCTTCCTCATAAATCGTCTTCAAAACAGGCATGCGCTCCGGCGCGAACTTCAACGAAAGCTGGTAGGCCAAGCCCGAAGCCAGACAAGGCAAGAACCGGAAGTTCACATCCGTCGTGTTGGTGTACTGCCCCGCATCCTGGATGCGACGAATCCGGTAATAAACGAAGGTATACGGCTGGTCAGCGGCCGGATAAAAGAACACCTGAAAAGGGTCAGAACGCTGCACATAAAACTGTGCAGGACGCGCCTGCGTGGTCTTATCCGGCTGGTTCAGATACTCCTCACGGCTGATCCGGTCCAAAGTAATGTCTGTCAAAGGCCCCTGAGAAGCAGGTAACCGAATCACGGCCGAAAGCACATTGACCGTGTCAGCGTCCAGCGTAATCTCATTGTCGCCCTGGACCAGCGAAAAGGTTTGTTCCTCAATCGTCCACAGGTTCAAGCCCCTGTTTGCCCAATCCAGGAACAACAGATTCAACGAACGACGAGCAGTGGTCATCTGATAACCACTCGTCATCCGCATGCCACAGCGCTCGAAGGCCTCTTCGATGAGGTCGTCGATGCTAAGGTTGAAGTCTGTTGTGCCGGAGGTAGTCATTCTTTATACAGGTTGTCAAAAGTGGTCTCAGGGTCCATGTAGGTGTCATCTTGCTCTGCACAATGGATCCACTGACTCGGCCTGAAATCAGGAGCACCTTTTCCAGTCTCCCAATACGCGGGACTCGTCACACGGACCCTGTTGTTCGGCAAAGCCACAATATTGCCTGTCCACTTCCCTGCGTCCGTCAACATCAGCACATGGCTTTGTTTGTGCTGCGACGGACAATCCGCTACTTCGCTTTCCGCATAGTCTACCGTAAACAAGTACCGCCCGGTATAAAACTCCCCCGCTATTTTGCACAGCCACGGACTGGGAGAGGTCCGGGCAAACTTCACTACGGTATGATGATGCGAAGGACAATCCCAAGGTTGTGCAAGGTGGGTAGGCATCCGCTCAGGCCACTCCTCCAACGGGATGTCCCCCACCAACGCCGTAACAGGCATCCTGGCCCACATCGCACCACCATGGACATTCTCCGAATCATCTACATCACTTTCACATCCCGTAAAAACAAGCTGAAAGCTTAAACACCTGTCCGGCATCGAGGTGACCGCAATTGCCATGGCATGCAGGTACTCCCCGTGGTACTTCTGATGCATGTGCGTAAATTCACGCCTCACCCAGCACTTAAAGTACGGGATGTTGCTGATCAGGTACGACATTACTTGCCGCGCTTACCGCCAGCAGCCATCATCTTTTTCTTCATCATGCCACCAGTGGCCATCATCTTTTTCTTCATAGCGGCACCACCAGCAGCATAACCTTTAGTCATCATGCCCCCGCCCATCATGCCCATGGCCATCTTCTTGCGAGGACTAACGTCGCCACCATTGGCCATCATGACAGGCCCAGTTTTGCCCTTGGCAGGGTCAGATTCCATCTTGTTCTTGGGGCCTGACTCAACAGCGCCCCCACCCTTAGTTGCAGCACCCATTCCACGTCCAGGCATTTTATTTCCCCTTTTTCATTGCGCGGCCTTTAGTGTCCGCAGTTTTGCGCTTCATAGCACGGCCAGATTTATCCGCCATGCCGCCTTTTTCCATTTTGCCAATCCCATCAGCGGCAAAAGCTGGAACCTTTTTCCCACCCTTCATAACCATTTCCATTTTGCCACCTGCGGCAGCTGCCTTCTTTTTCATCACTTTTTACTCCTTTAAAAAAAAAACTACTACCTAAAAGCAGCCGTTTTTTTCGCTATACGTTTAGGTTGTTTAACAAACTGCTTACCTGCGGCTTTTCCTTTTCTTTTCGCCCGCGTTGTTGCCGCATACTCAGCAGAGGATAAAGAGCTAATTGCTGCTTCGGGTAAATAACGCTCGCCTGTAACGGAAGATTTCTTACCACTCTTGGTCCTCCATTTCTGCGCCCCCCAATCTTTAAGACTCTTCTGGGGCGTCTTCAAGAGCTTCGTCCTCTAGGATTTCTTCTAACCCACAGGTGCAAGGACCATCCACTATATATAAACAATCAGCCGTATGCTTGAATGCCGGTATATATGGAATAGTCTTTAGCCTAAATTTTTCAATATCAAACAATTCAGTATTAACCACGATATCCACCACCTTTCGCTTTGTACTTCTTGGCTAAGAGTTGGGCTTTTCTGGCTGACCATTGACCCGCAGCAGTCCCTTGAGTCGCAGAAGACTTAATCTGTTCAAAAAGCTTTTTGCGCATCCCAGGCTTTGTGTAGTTGCCGGATTGATTAACGCGAGATTCTCCACCCTCCTTGAACCCTGTTGTTTTTGCTGCTTTAACAAAATCACTTTTTTTGGGAGCGCCCTTACTACCAACCTTGCGCATCTTCTCGCCCGAACCAGCCGCGATACGCTTGCGCTTGGCTTGAATGTTGGCATAAAGACCCGGTTTGGCAGCCATCATCTACCCCTTTTGAATAAGCCGGTCAATTTTCTCTTCAAGGCGGTTAAACCTTGCGTCAATGTGTTCAGTAATCCGTTGAACTTCTTCTTTAGTGACGTGATCACGAGCTACCTCCACACGAGTATCGTTAAGCCTTTGTTCAAGCTGTTCTAGCTTTTTAAATTTTTCTTGTGCCATATAGCTAATCAGCGCAAAAAATGCCGCCGCCAAAGTAAGAACTCCGTTCCAGAAAAAGTTAATTAGTTCCATTTAACACTTCCACCGTTTTCTAGCCTGTCGAATGCGGCTATTAGGATCTTTTGCGGCCTCTGGAAATTTCTTCATCTGGCCTAGTGAACGAGCACAGAAAGACTTTCGCCTAGCAGCACGTTTGCCTGTAGGTTTATCTTCTGTAACAGCGGTTGAAAGTTTAGAACCGGGATTGGCACGACGGTAGGCCTTAACACCCTTTTCCGTCATGCCCGCCCCCGCCTTGGTGGGCCGGAAATTACCCGACTTCACCGAGGTTTTGATCCCCATGCCCTTGGAAGCCATTGCTTATGCCAAGAAGACTGTCATGTTTGCAAAAGTGGCTACTGTGTACTTCAGGTAGGAGCCATTTTCAGACCGTATTCCTTCCTCGGGAATGTGAATGCTGTCCACCGAGGTGGCTGAATTAACTGTCCCAAACTTAAACACAGAACTTCCAGCGGCAGAACCTTTTACAAAGTCCATTGTTCCAGCAGTGCCTGAAAAGACAACATAAATGCCTTTAATACGGATGGATCCAGCAAACACAACATCCAAGGCATTTGCGTTCATGCCAACAGTTACGTTGTTTGCACTTGTTGAACCACTTATTGCAACCTGCGTTACGGTTTTAAAATAGCCTGTGGTGGTCACAGTGTTGTTATTAACACCTGTAACGACCTCAACCAGCGCACTGCCGTTAATGTCGGTGCCTGTAATCGTAAAAGTCAACGTAGCTAAATTGGCTGTACTCGCCACCGTAATCTGCCGGGCGGCAGAAAAAGTAGCTACGCCACCCGAAGCTTTAGCGCCGTTAATGGTTAAATTACCTGCTCCTGCAGCAGCCTGCGTCTGACAAACACCGTCAGCATCCAGCGCGTCTGTGTCTGCTGTTAGGAAGCGGGCTACAATGTTTGACATGCCCATGGCATTTCTCCTTCGCTGTAAGGGGGCCGAAGCCCCCTATACATTACGATGCGTCCGCAAACACACCACCAGTGCTGTCCGTTACAGCCACGGTCGAGTTAGCGACCTTAATCAGATCCCCAGCTGCACCGTAATCAGTGATGTTGTTTCGTACGCAATTGCTAAAGAGAACCACTCCATTTTGATTTGCATTTCCCACCGCAGCCACAGTCATTGTGGTCTCGCCCGTGATGTTCTGTGCATTGATCAAAGTAGAGTTCTGGAAAAGCGCCCAACGGCCCAGAGAACTTGCAGCGTTTGCATCAACAGCAAGAACACCTGCGTTCGTTGCATAAATCGGGAAGAGGCAGCCATTAAATGTGTTGCGTGCCGTTTCCGAACGAAGACGAACATTCGCATTGGCCACAGTACGAGGAATCGTATCTACCCCAAAAGTGCAGGTCTCGAACAAGTGCTCACCACCACCCGTCAACAGAAGGCAGGCACTGCCCGTTTCATCAGCGGAGAAAGTTGCATTACCCATGCCAGCAAAATGCACATTGCTGTAGTAGTTGCGCTCGCCTTTGTCTTCCCAGGCCACAACAGCAGCCGACTCGGCAAAACCTTCAAAAATTTGAATGTTGGCAAACATACAGCCATCGCCCGTAACCTCTACCATCGGAGTAAAAGCAGTAGTCGGGGCTGATGCCGCATGAGAAATGCGGGCGCGTTGAGAAATATTGACCGGGGAACAGATACCAACAAGGTGCGTTGCGTCTTTGTTCCACTCAAGCTTGGCAGTTAGTCTGGCAGTGCCGGAAGCCTGCCCATTACCAATCAAGAACACAACATCATTTTTGCCGGAAGAGCACTTGTCCAAAGCAGCAGGCAAGGTCTTCAAAGACTGCGCAGGACTCAACCCCGTGTTGCCATCAGCACCAGTGGCCGGATTGACATAGAAGTAGGTTCCCGTAAAAGGGATCATCCCGCCAAAAGCAGGACCAATGAAACCGCCAGGAGAAACCACTGGGCCAGAAAAAGTAGTCGTACCCATCGAACTTCCTTTCGTGTAGTAGCACTTACCCGCGCTGTCTCTACTAAGTCTGCCAAGCCAGTCAGCACGGGTGGGGGTCTTGGAATAACTACAAAATACACTAAAAAGAAAAGGGGCACAAGGCCCCTTTTCTTACTTCACTAGGCTGCTCCGGGAGATCCGAAGACTCCACGGGGATCGCTGAAGCCAAACGAATAGCGCTCACGAGCCTTGTAACGCACGTTGCCGGTGTCGAAGTCGCCCTCAAAACCAGTCTTCATGCTTACACGCTGGAACATCTTCATGCCATTAGGAGCATCGGTCATGATGAAGAAGGCCTCAGGGTCGGTCAGGTAATGGTTAACCCGATAACCCTGGGGGATCATCCCCATGTTCTTGATCGCGTTGATGTCGTTGTCTGCCGTACCAACACGCAGCGTGGACTTCATGATGCGATCTGCCGTGAACTGAAGCTCCTTGGGGATGATCAGCTTGATACCCTGAACCGCGATCTTCAGTCCGCGCTCATCAGTGAATGCGGAGATGTCGATCAAGGCCTGCTCAAGGGAGGTCTCGCTGAGGTCAGCCGGGGTGGAGAGCTCGTTTTTGAGGACCGGGCCAGACAGGGTCGGGTGGTCATCAGCACACAGCGGCTTGCCGTCGCCACCGATAGAGGTGGTGAAAGCGCCGTTGAGGATCGCGGCGGCCTTGATCTGCTTGGTGTTGGCCATGG